AGTTGATATTCAAATAGGTTAATGGTAGGCAAAATAGTGTATAATAACTGCAATGGGAATCAAAGAGATCTTTTTACCGAAGTCTGCGCCTGAGCAAATAACAGTCGATGCGGCTTCGACACCTGCTCCATTTAATAACACATCATCGTTTAACCCTTTTACTTTTACACCATCAACAGCGACACGCGGACAAGCTATGGCTGTTCCAACAATCGCTCGCGCTAGAAACATTATCTGCTCAACTTTGGCAGGATTGCCAATCGAGGTTTATTCAAAGCTCAACGGATCTCATGTTGCAGCACCAGCAGTAATCAATCAACCAGATCCACGAGTTCCAGGTTCTGCAATTTATGCATGGTTAGCAGAAGATATCTGGCTTCATGGAATTGGCTACGGTCAAGTAATGGAGCAGTACGGAGACACAGGACGAGTTCGCGCATGGACTCGTATTGCACCAGATCGCGTTACACCAAAATTAAATCATTTGCAAACAGAGATTGTTGGCTACCAGGTAGATGGTTCAGTAGTTCCAAATCAAGGCGTTGGATCACTAGTCGTATTTTACGGACTAGATGAAGGATTGCTTAACAGAGCAGGTCGCACAATTCGCGCAGCTCATGCATTAGAGCAAGCAGCAGAAACATTTGCTAAAGAGCCAGTACCTTTGCAAGTATTAAAGTCAAACGGTACAAATCTTCCAGCAGAGCGCATTACAAAACTTCTTGAGTCATGGAGAACAGCAAGACTAAACAAATCAACTGCGTTTCTTAATGCAGATGTTGAATTGCAGGCGCTGGGCATCGACCCCGCAAAACTCCAGCTGAATGAAGCTCGTCAATATGTCGCGCTCGAATTGGCTCGCGCCTGCAACCTTCCTGCATACTTTGTAAGTGCTGAAACTACAAGCATGACATACAGCAACGCCATTTCGGAGCGTAAAGCCCTTATCGATTTCTCTATGAAATATGTTTTAACAGCAATCGAACAAAGACTATCTATGCCTGATTTTGTGTCTAGCACTACAGAGGTTCGCTTTTCGCTAGATGATTTCTTGCGTGGAGATCCACTACAGCGAGCACAGGTTTACGAGATTCTTAATCGAATTGGTGCGATGAGCATTGAGCAGATTCGAGAAGAAGAAGATCTGATTGATAACAAGGAGAACAGCTAATGAAGATAACAATGCCAGTAACACTAACAGCGGCAGATGCAGAATCTCGCATTATCGCTGGTCGCATCGTGCAATGGAATGCTGAAGGTAATACCTCAGCTGGTGCAACAATGTTTGAGCCAAACTCAATCAAGTTTTCTAAGAATGTTAAGTTAGTTTTACAGCATGACCAGACCCGTCCATTGGGTAAGTTGATGGAATGGTCAGAAGATGAAACAGGCATCACAGCATCATTTAAGATTGCCAAGACAACAGCAGGCAACGATGCACTAGAAGAAGCTGCTACAGGGCTTCGTTCAGATTTCAGCGTTGGCGTAGATGTTGAGGACTGGGATAACAAGAATGGCGTTATGGCTATTAGCGCATCAAAGCTCATCGAGGTAAGCCTAGTTACAGATGGAGCAATTCCTGGAGCCGAAGTACAAAAAGTAGCCGCAGTTGAAAACGAAGTTTCTGAACCCGAAGTTCAGGATGAAACACCAAAAACCACAGAAGGAGAACAAGTGTCAGACACTACCGTTCCAGAAGTCGCTCCTGCCGCAGAAACGGTAGAGGCTGCTAAGGTTGAAGTAAAGGCTGCGACAGCACCTTACACTTCAGTCAAAGTTCGTAACCCAATCGTGGATAAGGCTTCTTATCTCGAGCATTCAGTCCGTGCCTCACTAGGCAACGAGACTTCAAAGATGTATGTTGCAGCAGCAGCAGATATCACAGATAACGCAGGACTAGTTCCTACACGCCAGCTAACAGAGGTCATCAATGGCATCTCAAACGCTGATCGTCCATTCATCGATTCAATCTCTCGCGGTGCATTGCCAGATGCAGGAATGACATTCGAAATTCCTAAGATCACAGTTGCACCAACAGTTGCAGTTGCAGCTGAATTTGGTACACCTTCAGAAACAGACCAGAATGCCGCGTTCGTTTCAGTCAGCGTACAGAAGTTCATCGGCCAGCAAACCTTCAGCCTTGAGCTACTTGATCGCAGCTCACCAGCATTCTTTGCAGAGCTAGTTCGTCAAATGGAGTTCGCATACGCAAAGGCAACAGACGCAGCAGTTGGTACAGCTCTAATTACAGGCGGAACAGATGGCGGAAACCGCGCAGCATTTACAACAGGCGCTCTAGTCGCTGATTTCGTTTCAGATGCAGCAGTTTCAATCTACAAGGGCACACTTGGATTTGCGCAGAACATCGTAGTATCTCCAGAACAATGGGGCGCATTGATGGGCTTGGTCGATGGTTCAAACCGTCCAATCTTCCAGCAAACAATCAACCCACAGAATGCAGGCGGAGATCTAACTGCAACAGCAGTTCGTGGAAACCTACTTGGTCTAAACCTTCGCGTTTCACGCGCATTGACAGACACAGCAGGACTTGGAGATAACACAGCAATCGTTGTTAATCCAGATGCTTACACATGGTACGAGTCACCTCGTCTATCACTACAGACAAACCTAATTTCAACTGGTGCAGTTCAAGTTGGGTACTACGGTTATGGCGCAGTTGCAACAAAGCTTGGCGCAGGCGCATACCGTTACATGGTTTCATAAAAAACCATTAACTAATCATGGGGGGGCGGTTGCTCCCGATCGCCTCCCCAGTCGTTTATTGAGAGGAATTGGAAATGGCAACAATAGTCACACCAGCCGAATTACGCTCTGTGCTTGGCGTTTCCAATTCCCTCTATAGCGACAGTTATTTAACAGATGTGATAGATACAGCTGAGGCAGTTATTTTGCCTATGCTTGTCAAGTACTCAAGTCCTATCGACACAGTTACATTGCAAGATAACATTGCAACATATGGCGTTCTAGGCGATAACAACTTTTCTGATGGTCAGAGCGTAGTCATTACAGGCGTAGGTGCTCCATTTAACGGAACATTTACAATTATTGAATCAAGCAACATTGATGTCGAGGATTTCATTGTTCGCTCAAGTTCACGCATCTATTTAGACGGTGCTTACAGAGAATTTAACGGATACTTTACCGTTGCAATTACTAACGCAGATATCACCGAAAGAAAAGTAATTCCTTCAGGCTTGGCAACTCTTTCAGGCGCTTCTACTTATGTAGGAAACGCAGCCGTAGAGTCAGCAGTCCTAGCAGTATCAGTAGAAGTATTCCAATCCCGTATCGCTCCTGGTGGACAGATCGAAGGCGTAGACTTTACGACTGTTAGCCCATATCGCTTAGGCCGCAGCTTGTTCAATCGAGTGTCAGGACTTCTCGGAGCGTTTATCGATACCGATTCAATGGTGCAGTAATGCCAGCATCAACAATTCTTGACACAGTACGCCAGCCTTTAGCAACAGCCTTTGCAAGCGTTGCAGGCAATGTCTATGCATATGTGCCAGAGGCTCCTATGGTTCCTTTTGTAGTGACTGTTCCAGATTCACCATATTTAGAGCTCGAGACTATTAACAAGTCTACGCTCCACATTAAGATCAATTTAGTTATATCTGTAGCCGTTGCTTATAACAGCAACCCTGCATCGCTCGACAATCTCGAGCAGCTCGTCATAAGTGTTCTGAAGGTGATCCCAGCAGGGTACACAGTCGGAGCGGTTGAAAAACCAACAGTAACTCAAGTCGGCCCTTCTAATGTGTTGGTCTCCGATATCAGAGTTTCTACCTACTATACACAAACAAACTAAAGGATAAATAATGGCAACCGTAGTAATTACAGGGCGCGATGTTTCTCTATCTTTCACAGGTGGAACAGATATCGAAGCACAAGCAACAAGCGCAGTACTAACAAAGACTAATGTCCGTGAGACATACCAGACACTCGATGGCGAAGCGTACAAAACCGTAAATATCGAGGGTGAGTTCGCTCTATCAATGCTTGCAGACTGGGGTAAGGCTAACTCAGTATGCGAAGCTCTATGGACAGCAGCAGAGACAGCGCCAGACACAGACATCAGCATTACACTAACAGCCGCAACAGGCGCGCAGTTTGTATTCCCAATTAAGCCAGAGTTTCCAACAGCTGGTGGCGCTGGAACAGATGCTCAGACTGTAGACTTTACATTCAAGGTATCAAAGGGCGAAGTTACAGAAACATTTAGTTAAAAACTAGAAACGGGAGCAAACAATGCAACAGCAAATAACAATTAAATATAACGATGGGTCTGAAGATACTTATCAAGTCAGACCACCAGATTATGCCAAGTGGGAAATGGCCACTAAAAAGGTCATTTCTAACTTTGGTGGTATGTGGGATATTTTGTTTGTAGCTCATTCAGCAATGAAGCGAGATGCAGGCGGAAAGCCCGTTAAGCCATTAGAGACTTGGATGGAGACGGTGGCAGATGTCGAGGTGGGAAGCGATGACCCAAAAGCCATCCAAGAGGAAGCGTAAGCCGACTCTTAGTTGATCTGGCAATAGCGACACAGATCCCTATGTCAGAGTGGCAAACAGCAGAAGATATTTTAACCGCAATAGAGATTTTAGAGGAGAGGAATAATCGTGGCTGAACAAACGGCTCTCGATAAGACCGAACTTCGTGCAGTCTTTAAGGC